TATAATACAGAAGTTAAAACTATTACCAAGTCATTACCTCTATTGAGGTGAAACACTTGTAAATCGCTCATTTTTAGCTATTCGGCATATTTTAGCAGAATTTTTCGGAAAAAGTGCGGGAACGAGTTCGCCATAACCCGTTTCACATGCCCATACCAGAGCATTGTCCCTACTCGTTCACCTGGGGTGAGCGTCATTTCCTCGACGACGCGTCCCTGGTCATCAAGTGCGTCCCCATATCCAGCAGCCCGTCCATCAGCGTCACGGTACAGCCACATGGCCACATTGTCCAGCCATTCCATGTTCTGCGTCTCGACAAACTTCTGGTAATACTTTTCCGCATAGAGGTACTCCTCGAAGGACACCCCGTGCCTGATCAGCGGGTCAGCCGCATGGAGGCCACAGACAACATCCAACCTATTGTCCATGTCCTCCAATTGGCTGATATACTCCAACTGCCCGATGAAATCCTGTATTTCCCAGGTTTTGAGATAGACGATGCGTTCCTTTCCGTCCACCGTCGTCTGGCATTTCCATCCGAAGCGCGTCTTCCTCTCTACGGTCAGACCGCAGAACTCAACTAGCAGAATGGTCTTTACCACTGTCATATCCTCGTGGACGACGAGTAGGTCGAACACCCTGCGAAGCTGCTCCTGCGTCAGCTGACTCCAGGAGACAGGAACGGTGAAATTCACCGTTACCGTCCGTCTTGACTTATCCACCGAAGAAGTAGCCTGGTTTGTCCTTTGTGTTCTCGAAATTCTCATGATGATTCGCTTTGTAGTTCGAACTGTTCCGATACTGTCTGAATGTATCCGCTTGCTCGTCGGCATCGAGGAGGCGCATCATTTTTCTGAACAAGCCGGTTCCCCGGACATCCTTCGAGACAGCGTATTTCTCCGTCAGCGCGACGACACACCGTTGCACGTCAGTATACACTTTTGGCATCGAAGCGTCCGCACACCTAAATGCGTCGATGAGGGTCTCCATCTGCTCGTCTCCCATCGCCTCACGCAGCACGTCGTCCGTCCCCTCGATTGCACCCTGAAAAGCAGTCCAGTCCTGATAAGTGCGGTACGGTGTGGCAGAGAAAAAGAACGCATAGGCGTCATAGAGATAGGGGACATACCTTTTCGCTTGGTCTGTTTTCCCCCAGTCCTCACTTCTAAGCAGGTTCACAGTCATGGACAGGGCCTTCATCCGCTCTGTTCTGAGCAAACCGTCCAGCGCATCGACGCGCTGCTTGCTTGCAGGACTCAGGTTGTCATTGCTGACAATCCCAAATCCCGTTGGCGTGAGCACGAGATCCAGTTGTCTGAGCACTGACAGGAACGCCGACAGACAGACGTATTTCTTGAAGAAAAGGACCAGCGGACTATCATTCTCCGCTGCATCCACCATCTTCTCTCCAGCCTCTCCGAGCAATGACCCCGTACTACAGACAAGCTGCTCCCCTATAGCCCCTTGCACGCTCAAATACACCTCCTCGTGAGAACTTGCCCCAACGGGTAGCGCACGCTCGAAATCCACCTTGTCAATCGTCACCATCTTCGCTTCCTTTCTTGTTTGCTTGTCCACTCACCACCTCAGAATCCTTGTTCTCATCGAGTGTCGTGAGCTGGATCATTGGAACATCTACCGTGTATTTCTCAGACCATCCGTTGTAGTGTAGAATCACATGATACGGCTTAGCCATCACATCATGAAACGCCTTCTCCACGGCCTGTTTCAGGGTGAAGAGCTCACGTTTGTCACTTCCACTGTTGTTCATCTGGCTCTTGCCCGGTGTGGCTCCCACGAGGTTGGGGTGCACGCCGAATGCAAAGCACAGGGCATTTGCTGCTTCCTGCATATCATCGCTCCAGTTGCCACCCTCTTTCTTTGACCCATCAGTGATGGTTGACACTCTCACCATGCGGTTCTCCTTGCCGTTCGGGTCGATGTAATACCCGCTCACCAGGGCCTTGCCAGCATTTTCCACGCCGCAGACAAACTCGATGATGTCGCGTTTCTCCTTCTCCTTTCTCTCCTTTCGCTTGTCTGGATCCGAGATCATCTCATTGTCGCACACGTTGTCCCAGTAATCCTCATGGACTTCTATCTGTATCCGTGGCGCCGATGTGTTCTTAATCATGAAACGTTTCGAGATTCCTATGAGGCGGTATATGTCAAGCCATGCATCCCTAAACACGCTCGTATAGTATGGCATGGGGTAATACTGTAGGCCAGGCGTAGGCATACGACTTAGGATAGCAAACTTTCTCTGACCAGTGGGAAAGCGGAACAATCCCGTCTCCGGGTCAGGCCGTAATCCCATACGTACCTCCAAATCACCCAACGGATCCCAGAAGTCCAGAAGTGGAATCACCTCTATCTTCTGCTCGTCAAAATGGCCTATCCTAAAATCGCCGAAGAACACATGTTCGATATTTCCAGACTTCGTCGAAGGCGCATACTCAAAGCGGCAGAAGGACGCATCCTTGTTCCTGACATTGACAATCTTCTTCCCATCCCTGCTCAGTATGACGCATGTCACAGAGAAGTAGTAGAACTTCATATCCGTACACTGTTCCAAGAAGCACTCGTGAAGGGAATTGCGGAGGCAGAAGTCAAGGATCTCACGATTATCAGTATCCTTGAAGTCCTCCCTATTGACAAAGCGGATCCCCTGTCCGTAGCAGGTCATGATGTTGTACGCCTGACACTGCGCTGTGACCATATTGTCAAGAAGCGTATCCTTCACCTTGTAAGGAAGCATATTGTCAACACCAAACGGCACATATTGATAAGGCACGCCATTGACCGTGATAGGAATGACGTTTACGCGTCCGCCGTCCTCGTCGAACACCTCCGATGTATTTGAGCCAAACTCTGTTGTAAGAGAGTTCGCAGCGTTCCCGATTCCAGACGGGACGAGACGCCACTTTTCTACGCATCCCTCCTTACCTATTTTTGCTAGCTCTAACTCCTTGTCACTCATAGATATACTTTCATTCCGTTAATCTCGTAAATAAACACTTCCGGAACCAACCGTATCTGTCTGTTCACGGGGTTCACCAATCTCACATATCCACCTCTCCAGTACTGGTGATGAATGATCCATCCACGATACTCCACCCGGTTTCCGTCAGACCGGAAAGCCTTAATGTTGAGCGTCTGCCTGCGCTGATAGGCCGTATCCATCAAGCGTTGCATCTCGCTGAAATGAATTGGGTTAGGCCCTTTTGTTTCCATAATCAGTTGAATGTGTTGTCAAAAGTATTATCGAAGACCCTTCCCTCTCGCTCCATCTCTACTACATTGTGGTTCCGTTGAGCATACTGATAGCTGAACGTGAATCTGGTCAGCTCGTCGGGATCATTGCTCTGTTCACTCTTCGACTCGGTAATGACGACTTCCTTACCAACGTTTGGTTTCCCGTTAGAGAACGTTACGATACGGACGCATCCAGAACGAAGAACCTCTCCGAACCAGTCGGCCATATCCTCCGTGAGGATGCCCGTGTTAGCCTTGAACGTGCGGGTCTCCGTGATGGCGTAGTTCCTGTTTACTCCCCTTATATAGGCACTCTCCCTCTTAAAACTGGGAGCCTTCGTAGCGGTTCCCGTGCAGTATATAAGCTCATCCACGCCAAAGGAGTTGACAAAGAGCAGAACAGGTGCGCAGTCTGTGCGTCGTGAGTCTACCTCATACTCCTGGAATCGTCCGCCCGCCTTGACGGTGTACTCCATCAGCTCCGCTCCCTCCTTTGCGAAATGTGCTGGGCTGACCTCGATGGTAGTATATCGGCCATTACCTCCAACAGGATCCAGCTCGAAGGTTTTCTCCGTGCCATCATCATAGCGTGCCGTGACGGAAGCCTCTTCCGTCCCAGCGTAATGCAGGTATTCGAGTCTTCCCATCCCCGTTACTTTCACACCAAGGAGAAGCGAAAGGAAATGGTTTTTCGTAAAATCCTCGCAGCCTGTCGGCACGTCCGCTTCACAATAGACTACTTCGAAGGTCTGCTTCTGTGTGGTCAGCGAGGCCGATGCATCTCCTTCTGTCAGTGTCACCTCCACGGAGGCGACGAGGCTCTTCCGGGCGTAGGGAGTGAGAAGATCTCCGAGATCAGCTAGTTCCACCAACCCATCTACGGGGAAAAGCGTCTCTGAGAAGACTTCCGTCGCATCGACGGCAATCTTCACTCCTAGGCGGTCTCCTGTGCACCCGACCTCCAAGTCTGGGATATTACGTGAGAGATATCTTCCTGACAGCCCCTGTTTGATAGTAATGCTCATATATGTCTGAATATACGGCAAAGTTACAGAGAGAAGAACGGTTCATAAAATACGGCTTTGCCAACAGACAAAACGAAAAAGCCGCCGACGCTCACGCGCCAGCGGCTCAGAATTCACTAACTTCTTATTATTGAAGCATTCTATATTTTATCAAAGAACGGCCACCGTCTCCAGCTTCTCGGCGATCCTTCTGATTCCATTCACAATCTGTGCTTTTCGCTCATCGCTCGGCCTGCGCACACCAATAGCATACTGTCTCATTACAGCTGCGCTGATACCAATCTCTCTCGAGACTCCTGCTATGTTGATAAAGTCATAGAAGTTGAAGAGCGATGGCAAGTCAAAAGCATACTCCATTTCCAAATTCGGCACTTCCTTTCCATCTTCCATAAGATCCATCTTGACTTCCTCCCATCCCTTAAGCATATCCATCATGGCAGACTTGGCACTAGCACCATAACCAAGGGAAGACGCTTTCACACAATCTACCCTCATGTAGCAGGAATAGTTTTTTTCTCCGACCTGTCTTTGTACACTTGCAATTACCTTCATATTTCACTTTTTTATAAAAGTTCAAAAATTCCCGTTCCCATTCCAAAAGTAGGAGCCGTCCGCCTCTTAACGGACGGCCCTAGCTTATTTCAGTAGATCTTCAAGAATCCTCTTTGCAGTAAGGCTCTTGATTTCCTTGCTTCCGTGCCTTGGAACTGCAACTTGAGCCCCCGTTTTCGGATTGACCCAGATGTCGTGTGAGGCACCATGTCGTTTCAAAAGGCATCCAGCCTTTCTCAACTGTCTAATGAATTCAGAATGTTTCATGAAATTAGTGAACTCTTGTCGTTTGACGGTGCAAAGGTAACAAAAAAGTTAGCACCAACAAAATTATAAGCTAACAAAAATGATAACACGAGGCTTTTTTAACATTTCGCCAAGTGTTAAGATAAGAAATGCACCAAAAGCGGCCTTGCTACGCCGTTTTCCGCACTATCTGTTTTGTCCTTCCTGCCCGGTAGTCAAGGCACTTATGCTAGGCAACCGGGCGTTTTTCGCGACTTTCAACCCTCTGAAAGTCGCGAAGGGGAGCAGCGCAAAGCGCTTTTGCAACCTTTTTCCATGCTCACGAACCGCAAATCGCACGTTTCCAAGATATTAGCGATTTGTGGTTCGGGGTCTCCGTCACACGCTGCCTGTGCAGCCCCCACCGCCCTACGCCCCGCCCGCAACTGCCTTCCCTCGCTGGTGCGGAATATGTCAAGAGGTTTCCGATATTTGCAACCCCTAAACTGTCCTTTGGCAATTCCTCATTCTCGGTATGTGCGACCGTCGAGTCATCGTCGGTTGCCCATACTATGGACCATATGATCCAACCTATCTGCCCACGGCGGGGTGGCCGTGGAAGTTTGTCGTAAACGGTCTCCTCGCTGCGGGTGCTTATCCTTTGGTATGTGCGACCGTTGAGTCATCATCGGTCGCACATACCATGAACTATACCACCCATCCTGTCTGCCCATGGCGGAGTGGCCGTTGAAGCTTGCCGCAGATGGCCTCTCCGCCGCGGGTGTTTAAACCTCGCCATGATCCATGTGCTCTACAAGCTCTCTCATCATTCTCTCGGTTCTTAACGATTGGAAATGTAACGAGGGTTTTTGGAATCCGATAGTCGCTCCAAGAAAAAAGGCGAATGACAGCATACAGAGAAGGGGCATCCGGAACCCGGACACCCCGCATATATAGATGGAGCCCTTGCGGGCTACCTAGAATAGTCGTTGCTGGTCGTTGACCTGCCACCGATGACGGGGAACCTCTCTACACCGATGCATAAGGTGTCAAAAGCGTCGGAACCATCCGTACGGCTCTCCAGCTTATCCTCTTCCGTCTCAGCCAGCTTTTCACCCGATTTGTCCTTCTTACCGTTTCTTACGCCTGCTGACGTGATGGAGATAAGAAGGTCGGGGTTGTTATCCCTGTTTATCAGTACCATGTGTTTTGCACGTCCACGTAGCATGCGGTTGATGAGCGCATTCTTCAGCACATGATCCATCGGTTTCCCGATGTATTTATCCCTGACGCTCCACTGCTTGCGCTTGAGCGACGTGATGATTAGCCGATAGAAAGCCTCGCTATGCGTACCGTAGGAATTACCGACAAACGTCGCGTCGTAATAGAATATTACCTGTCTGTGCCGATGATACCTATAGTAATCGTTGAAATCATCGAGCAGTTCAGGGATCTTCCGCTCGTATTTGACGAAAAACGATTTGAGGATGCGAAGTTTCCCGTCCTTTCCCACCTGGCCAACCACCAACCAGTTGATGAGAGAATTGGCATCGGATGCCAGGATAAGCGGAAGGGTAGGATCGAGATCCGAATCCTGCCGACAATCATCCGAGACACCGCCCTGATTGAGCGCATCAAGGCACAATACGGATTCATTTGGTGCAGTGTAGAGGTTGACATCCTCCCGCAATCCGCCATAAAACCCGTCTGCACTGATCGCGATCCGCTTGCACATTATCGATGTGGCAAAGGTAAGTGGAGGTAGGTCTCGTTTGGCGCGACGGACAAACTCCTCGCCCAGCAGAGCGAGGTTCTGAATACTCGAATATTCCTTATACAGAAGACATTTCGACCTTAGAAACGACAGTTGGCGGTCGATGCGCATGATTTTTCGCTGTATGGCATCCATGTCCGTAGTCATAGTAGCCATACGCCGCACCGCCTTCCACCTCGCATACACCAGCCCCTCAATGGCCTCCACCAGTTCCCCGTCCATGTCATCCTTGTACCCAAGGAACCACGAGCCTTTCTTCGTGACGGGTATATCGGATGTAATGGTCATTCCATGATGCAATGGGAACTCGCGGAAATACTGCTCGTTACCTCGGTTCGCCTGGAAAGTCTCATCTTTGAGCTGTTCGAAGTTGATGAACTTCGCCTCGTCAATGATGAGATAGTCAAGCGACATGGAATTAGACGTTCCGGACCTGTCCTGGGATATGATATTGCACACAGATCCATTGTAGAACGATATGGTATTCTCCCAGTTGGCAGGCGTAAAGATTGGCGTTTTCCAATGGAGGGCTTTCCACGGTCTCTTTCCAACGACATAGTGGAGATCCCTCTTGAATCCCCACCGCTCCAGGTGGATGAGCATGGATGGTAGGATGTTCGTCAGGCACCGCTTAACCGATGGCGACACGAAGCCCCCCATACTACCAGGCATCCCCTGAAAGCAGAACTGCATCCGTCCTGCTTGTATCGCCCCTTTTCCCACGCCACGCCCTGCGACGATCACCTCGTCGCGGGTGTTCATGAGCAGGGAATACATCTGCGGGTCATTGAAGTACTGTCTATTCTCCTGCTCCGTCATCCGTCACCTCCTGGTATTCCGCATCCTCAATATCCCGTCCGTATTTTTTCTCCAATTTACGGATCTTATCACGAAGACCGACGACCTTGGCAATTCCAATAACCGTCGGATCATCGGTCGGAATGAAGTTTTGCGGTACAATTTTATCGAACTCCAGCTCTGGTTCATCATCCTTGTCCGTCCGGTTGTTGAGAATTCTCGCTTTCTCGATGCTGGCTACAGCACGCATGTCCCCCTTGCTCCTGGCAATCCTTAGGTCGTGTTCCAAATCCTGATTAATCTTCCATCGCATAAACTCCTTGGAAGCTTGCTGGAGGCTTCCAAGGAGAATCTGTGTGATATGAAGGTCGTCATAGGCCTGCGACCGTCCAATTCCAAACATCCTCACAGCATATTCCACGAGATCCTTGGAGGATTTCGTAGGGAACTGCAGCCAGTATGCGTACATACCGCGAAGCCGTTTCAACCGTTCACGTACGGCCACGGCGACACGTTGCTCCGCAAGCTCGTTGTCATCCATAACAACGAGTTTTGAGTATTGGTCTATGTTGATTGGAACACTCATGACTCTATCATGCCTTGGATAGTCAACGCGAAGTCACATACCTTCTGTATGGCGAATGGCGAGCCCGCTGCTGCCGCATCGAGCAGAGTCCTTCTTACCTGGTGGAGCGTCGTAACGGCCCCTCTCCTATAAACTTCATAAGCCTGTGTGCCGTTAGACCTGACTTCGTCCTCAAACCCCTTCTGGTCATACCCCAAAAGGACGCCAATCTCCGAGGGAGACATCAGATCCATCGCCAGCTCTTCTATCCGCTTTAGCTCTTCTATCGAAAAATCCATCCAGTTTAATCGATCTATGTGTTATGATGTTGTCCAGGCCGTCAAAAACTTGTTGGAAAGCCTTCTCCGACACTGTCACCATTGTACACTCCGCCCGGTCTCCGTATGTCTGGTTTTGCGACGATATGACCGTAACCTTCCATTGCTCGTTCTTTACCAAGACCACCTTTGAGTGGTTCTGGGCGAGAAAGACATGGTCAAAGCATCCCTGCATCAAGCGATACAGCGTCATGGTCTTCCTCGATGCTTTCATATCGGCCACCAGCATTGCGCTCCCTACATCGCCTTTCTTTCTCAGATTAAGGAATCCAGAAAGGAATGCGTCGCTGGTAGAAAAGGTGCTCACCCAGACATCAGCCTTCCCGGTCTGTTGGAGAATCCACCCCAACAGACCGAGCGTATGCAGTCCTGTGCCGAGGTAGTACTGCGTCGGCGCGATCCTCAATGGGCGGAGTAGCGTGTCAATATTCCTCCCCCTTGCCATCGGCATCGTTGGTAGTGGCCTCCTCTGCAGGCTTGGAGATCATAACGCCCGCGGCAGCAAGCTTGCTAAGCAGGTCGTTTCCTATTGGCTGATGATTCTCGTTGAGGATCCGTACGCGTTCCTCCACCAGTTTTCGCAGTCCCTCGTAATCCTCGAATGCTTTGCCCTGACCAGTCTCTTCCGCTGCCAACTTCATGTTGAGCAGTTTCTCAAGATTCTTGCTGATATAGGAGCGAGCGTTGGTAATGCTCTTCGCCAACTTCATCGGGTCTGACACTTCCTCTCCCTGCTCCTCGTCATTCTGTGCGACGTACTCGTCGTAGCGCGCAAACTCAGCCTTGTACTTATACCAAGTATCCTTCAAGGCATTGAGCGACTCAGCGAGGTCACATGGCTGTGTGATGGCAAGGCATCTGTTATACAGCTCCTTGATCTTCTTCCATCGCTCCGCGTTCTCCGCCCAGATGGCCTGTATGTCCTGAGGTAATCCGTCATGGTCCGGACGTCTTCCGTTACGTCCTGGAAGTATGTCTTCAGCCGCCTCGGCTATCACATCGCCATTGACAGGCTTTGTCGGAACGACCTCTTTCAGCTCACCGAGAAGTTCTGTCGCCTCTTTCATCACGTCCTGACAAGTCTGTCCACGCTTCCGCATCGGAAGGAATTTACGCAGCTCATATTCCACTGTCTTCACGAAGCGTTGAGGACATGTAGAGACGGTTTGGAACAACTGCCTGTTCCTGTTGAGCTGCAGCAGCATCAGCGCACCTTCCATGATATCCGCATCATCGGTATGTTCAGGCATGGCAAGCCACGCCTCGATGCGTTCCGTCAGTTGGTTGTCAATTTTCATTATTTAAATAATTTAGAAGAGGCGGCATCATTAGACAATGACAACCGCCTCCAGGTGTTTTACAATTAGCCAAAGAAGATACTATTTGTCAGTTTGGACATTTCACCGTTCTTACTCCTTCTTACCAGCCGAGCTCGCCGTGACCAGCTTGCCAGTCGCGCCATCGATGTCGCCGTCCTGTGTGTGAATCTTACCCGTATAGAACGGGGCGGGATGAAGATCTGTCACCACAGCCTCCACCGCCGTGGTGTTGGCATCGGTGGCCGTCTTGCCAGTGTCCTGCTTCAAGGACAACTCCGGTGAGAAGTCCTCTGATCCGATGATACGCGCCTTGCCGTTACGTTGGAAGAACAGATAGATCATCTCGTCATTGTTCATCTGGTCGATGTATCCCGTGGCCTCTTCCTCCGTGCCCGGAATGCCGAATGTCAGTGTGTTCTTGAACGTCTTACAGCCGTCGGTACCCTGGTTCTCTACCTGCAGCTGTCCATCATCTTTGACGATACCTACTTTGGTGAAGTACTTGTCGGCAGCGAGCAGATAGTCACCCTTGGCTACGGCAGCCTCTTTCAATGAAGCTGGTGCGTCGGGCACGGAAGGGTAGGTTACTATGTCACGCTTGGAGACGCTATACACATAATCACGAATACCCGGCAGTTTCTTCTGTCCCGGGCACTTCTCCAAATCTTCATAGATGGAGGCATTTTTCGTGCATTTTGCCATAATTGTTATTTATATTATTGGCGGGAGTGTCCTGGGAAACCGAACACCCCCTACTTGACTACATTGTTTTTTTCATTGCTACGGCGAACACCTCCGGCGACACACTCTCGAACTGCGTACCGAAGAAAAGGTTGCCAATGAAATCTACGTCGTAGTGGTTATCAAGCGAGCGCTCTACGGTATAGTTCTCATCGGCTGTCTTCTGGTTATACAGCAGCAGAATATTATTCTTCGGCGTGAGGAGCATGAAGTCCATCGGCACACAAGACAGCGGTACCAGCTCCACGTTCTCGGCACCCTCCAGGACCCGCTTGTCGTAGCTCTGGTTATAGGGGAGCGCACCGTGGCGCGTCTGATACGCCTCTGTATAGAAGTGGTACAGCCTGCTGTTGATGAACATCTTCAAATCCTGATTGCGAAGCACATCGCTGATATTCTCGCCCCAGTAGAAATCCTTCAATGCGTCCTCCGCATTCTCCTTGGTGAGAGATTCGTTGAAATAGTAGAGGTTCCCAATGGACTCGGAGATATACACTTTCTTGTTCTCATTGGTGCCAGCAATATCGTTGTCGATGATCGTCTTAAAACCGTTGAAGAATGACGCCGTCTTATCAAAGACAGTGCCGTCATGTTTGGCCGTGAACGCATTCATATACAGACGCTCGCCGAGCTTCTTAAGAATGTACGCACAGACCTGTACGACATACGGGACGTTTCTCAGTCCATCACCTTTAGTGATGTCGCTACCCCAGATTGACTGATAGATAGCGTTGGGGTCAATGGTCTCCACGCAGTTGCCGAAGAACGTCTCAAGCACTCGACCGTCGAAATTGACATCCGCATTGTGCTTCTTGTCCTTTTTGTAGTTACCGATCTCGAATGTGCCGCTCATCTCCGTCACCGTCTCACGGTAGCGGATACCCGTTCGTACCGAGCAGTGCTGAAGCAGCTTGTCCATGGCAAGCATGGGCTGTACGATCAGTTCCTTTCGATAGGTCTGATACGTCTTGGAGAGTTCCGCTGGGGTAAAGGTCACATCGCCTACTTTCAGTTTCGTATCTGCCATTTTTAAATGCCTTTTACAGAATCAGCAATGGCCCGTGCAGTCAAGGCTGGCTGCTGGTCTGCTGGATTCCCGTTAGTACCATCCTTCGGGGAAGAGCTTCCCTGAAGGTTCTTAATCTGCTCGTCCTTCTCGTCGAGTTCCTTGCGGGCTTTCGCCAGCTCGTCCTTTACAGTAGCCAGTTCCTTGGCTACTCCCGTAGCCTGCTGCGTGGCCTGTCCAGCTTGCTCCGCCTCCTCCTTGCTTCCCACAGAGGTCTCTGCGAGGGCCTCGTCGAGTTTCTGAGCCTGCTCCGCGCTAAGTGTGAGATTGCCATCGTCTGAGATTGTGATCCCAGAGACGCCAACCGCATTCGCAATGCGAGAAAGTGCTGCTTTACTCATTTCTTTTTTCTTGTTATTGACGTCCGTTAGGTGGAGCAGGTTCTTGACACCCTGCAGCGTCTTTTGCAGAAATGTCTGAGTTGGATTGCCATTGCCATCAGCCACGAGACTCATCGAAGAGGAGTCTTTGCTCTGATCAGGCAACGGCGGTATGCCTGCCTCCTCATATATATTATTGTTGATGCTGAAAAGATTGACAAACTGATTCGCATTTCGAACAGAGGCCTTCTCGTCCTCCTCGTCTTCTCGCAGTGAATCCACGAGACCAAAGTCAACGGCTTGCTGCGCTGTGAGCCAATTGCCCTTCTTCATCTGCTCGGCGCATTCCTCCTTAGTCTTTCCAGATTTATCTGCGTACATTTGCGCCAGTGCGTCGTCAAAGGTGTTCAGGTCATTCCGCTGCTTGGTCACGGTCTTGATGTATTCATCCAGCTGCTCCTTGTTCTGCTGGTCGTACTTAAGGATGAGCATCGATGTATTGTGGATGAGGAAGAAGCTTCCCTTAACAATGTCGATGGTCTTGCATCCCAGCATTGCTATGGTGGAAATGCTCGCGTTCATTCCGAACGCATGCGCATGTACCTTGCCATGATCCTTGAACAGCTGGTTCATCTCCAGTCCATCTTTGACATATCCTCCCAATGAGCAGAACGCCACATGCACGTCTTTTCCGCGATTCAAGTTGAGCAGATACCGCAAATAGCCGGTGGACAGGCAGTCCCATCCTCCGATCATTCCTGATATGACTATATCGTATTGCATTTTGGTTGGGTTTGATTTCGAAAGCAAAGGTAATATATTTCTATTATCGGCAAAAACACCCTCTAAGGGACCATTTGCGGTACTGCATACGGCGTACTCCACGTGATCGTCACCTCATTCCATTGGTTTTCCGACGGTTTATCTGGGTAGTTTATTTGTATGCTGAAAACCGGGAATGGTCGTTTGTTTGTCCCTACAAGAAAGGATTGACCGTCCAGCGCCCTCAGTCTGTAAGCGTATTTCTTCCCGCTGTCAAGCTCCTGACAAGTAAAAAACTTGACAGTTGCCGTATATATGGACTCCTTGCTATCTAGTTTCTCGCTGATGACCAATGACGGATGTGGTCTGGTCGTCACCTTTTTCCAGATAATATCTTTAGGGATTCTTATTATAGACGGAGCCACTTTCACTAGTTTCTTCAAGTTGGCGCACTCTGTACGCTCAACCGAAATTATTAATTTTGTTGAACTTGCTGTCATTTCTATACCTTACCCACCATTCGCACCGGAACAAAAACGCCCTCATGGTGGAAATGATTTCAATAAAAAAAACTCACTTTTCTTACGCTATCCCCTTAGAACGTCTGCGAAGATCGACCCCATTCTTCAAATACGAGTTTCGCATACGCTGGAAGCGCATCTTCAGGGTGTAGTCATACTCAGTGTCTATCCCATTGTTCTCACACCACGCCCTGATACATTTGAGAAGGGTGCATCCACAGCGTGACATTTCGTTGAGCTCTAGCCACATTTGCATCTTGAACGTGTCCTCGATCACTTCTGTCAGTGCTGCGCACGCCGTTTTCGACATATAATTCCAGCATATTGTCTTGCGTTGCTTCGTCTCGGGTATTGAGACGGCTACGCAACCTTCACCCGGCTTCATCGGTACATAGTCCTTACCTTTCGGATTCAGCGCCACGAATCGCCTGATGCAGGCGTTCTCCGCCGATCGGGCGGGGAATGTGACAGGATCTCCGAAATGGTAAGTAAGCCATTGCGCGAGAAAGGGTTTCACCTCCATGTAAAAGACCATCTTGCTCATCTCTTTTCAGATATTTTTCCTACAAAGGTAGGAAAAATATCTCGTGTTTCCAAATTTATACGTAAAAACAGAACACTTTCTTTTCGCTTTTTTCACCTCATTCTTCTTTTTTGGGGGTACGCCTTTCTTCTTGGTCTGATTTCGTCAGAAAAGTTTGCAACCGCGAAAATCTTGTTACCACATCTGTAATGTGTTGATTTTCAATGGTTACAATCTTCGTCGTGTTCTGTTGCAAGTTTGTTGTCTACGCCCATTTTTTGCAACTGGCAAGCCTGGACGAGGCTTGGTAACAATCTATTTCATTTTTGCAACCACTTGTTACCCAAGTTTGTTACTTTTGCAACCGCAACCAATCTTCTTATATTCAATGGTTTAACTTCTTTTTTAAACATCGGTTACAAAGTTGCAAAGTTTTGGAACGAAAAAGATAGAGGGGTGGTGGGGAGAGCGAAAACGGCGATTGTTCTATTTCGGAACACTTTTGCAGGTGGCCACCAAACGAAACGGTGGTCCTGCTCACGCAGAACCACCGTTTCGAAAAAAAAACAGAACTATGAAATCTTAGAACGGTGCGTCAGAATCTTCGAACAACGACTGCTCCTTTGGTGTGTCGGGCGCTATATCCATCTCGTTGACGGGCTTGCTTCTGACGTATATCATATCCTTAACCACCTTTTTTCCTGGGGCGACCTCCACCTTGCGCTGGATGCGGCCCGATGAATTAAGTAGATCCTTGGGATTCATCTCCTCAATCCAGGGGCAGAACTCACAGAAGGCCTTCATCTTCTTGGTGAAGCTCTGCATCGTGATCCTGTTGACGTTGGCATATCTCGCATAGTCTGAGAAGACGACATCACGTTCCAGATACTCATCAAGGTGTTCCCCTTCCATCGAGAAGTACCCATTGGCCCAATCCTCGAAGTTTGTCCCCATGTCGGCCTTATACTTCCGTCGGATGATATTCTCCATGGGGGGTTGTGGTTTCACGCCACTGTCCATCACGGACAGATAAAACTGGCAGCATTGCAGCCAGAAGTTGAGGTCTGCATTCCACTCCTCCTCCGTGTAGTCATAGGCGTAGAGTGTCTTTCCGAAATCATCGCGTATCGATCGGTTGTCGTAGTAATCATTCTCCTCCGTCTTTTGGTGATACCAGTCAGAGAAGACCATGTACAATGATCTCGCCTCCGAAGACGGATCAAAGTCTGTAGGAACGTAGTTCGTCGTAAAAGCCAGCTTCGGACTGTCGTCAAAGCCGATCGTGAACGAATGGTTGTTCTTCGGGTTTACCGTCATGTCGGACGTGATGTTATCATAAAATAGCCCGAGGTTAAGGTATCTGTCGCAGTCGTCCACGAGGAGAAGATCCGTGTCCTGTGTCACCTGGTCAAAGACGTGCGGATTATCCATCAGCTTAGGATTGCGTCCAGAGAGCTTGACAGTTTTCATCATGAACGACAGAACCCGGAAGAAGAAGCTCTTGCCACTACGTCCGTTGCACTCGTCGTTCTCTCCGATCTTGTTATCCATGGCCATAGGTGCCCATGCTCTGACAAAATCTTTGTAGCGATGGAGCATGTAGCCAAACGTGAATATCTTGTTGATGAGATTCTGCTTCTGTTCCCATATCTCCAAGTCACTGAGACCTTCTCCCGCTATGTCGAATGGGTGCGCCTCCAGGTATGCCTGTCTTTCCTCTTCTGGCCGCTCGTTGAAATTTGTCTCCGTTTCCTTTCGCCAAAACAAACGGCTTGTATTAATTAGGTAGCCAAAGAAATGACTATCCACGTTATGTATGTCTATATCGTAATACGGCTTTCGTCCTTCCTCTTTAACCTCCTTGATCTTAAACATTGGGTCCATTTTCTTGAATTGATGTCCGATCACATTCTCCTTCCAGACGAAGTTGCTAAAGTGGTCGGAGTTTCGATCCCTGACCTTGAATCCATCGTCCCCGATCGCTACGGGCTTATGTACTTCCACGGTAGCGTTCGGGAAAAAAAGAACTGTGATGTAGGTGTGAACGAAGTGAAGTCGAGTGTCACGCGGTCGAGGCTTTCCAGCGATGCTGGGAAAAGCTTGGAAGTTCCGAGAACGAGATTGACCACGGCCACCTCCTCATGCCTGTCCGTCACCCACGTCCTCACGAACTCTCTGATGTCTGTGACCTTGATTTGCTCCACGATGTTGCCATCGATATGAATAAATCGTGAGGTGTCAGAATTCTCGTCGCGCAGGATGAAATACCCGTTTAGCGTTAGGAAATTATAGAGATAGGCCGTATTGATCTCATACTTTGCCTTTCCCTTGTCTGTATAAAACACCTCCCAGAACCTGGCCGGGTATGCCAGATTCATCAGGTCCTTGAAATTTCTTTTTTCTGAACGGATCTCCATCCAGTCCCGCAAGTCCTTGCGGGATTTGCCCCTATTGTCGTGATACGTCTGCAGCCATTTAGGTAGCCAAATTGTTCGGATATCAATATATGTAAGGGCGAGCTCCCTGCCCTTGCGGATTCCCGTCTCGTCAATGTCCGGTATGTTGTATAACACCTCGACGTATGTCATAATCTCTCTGTATTCCTCCGCGAAAAGTCGGTACGTCTCGGAATTGAACCAAAGCGGATGGAAGCCCATTGACCGGCAACACAACGAATCTCGCTCTCCCGAGCAGATAAATGCCTCGGGAAGCTTCTTGGTTCGATAAGGTTTGCAATCGTCGTGACAGCTATTCCACGCCCTTTCCTCTTCCTCGTTATATTGGCGATACGCCTCTTTCAGCTCAGAAAGTCCGTTGATGTAACGCTGTGGCTTTTTCCCAGCTGGCGTGTAAGAGAATCTAAACCCTTTATCACAATTAAGCGGCTCGTACACCTTGTAAAACTTTTCCTCCTCACCCTCACCGTTGGCTGGTTTTACAAGGCACTCGCGCATGAAGATAGGGTAGTGAGAATTGGAAGATTTAACCAAAACCTCTCGGTTCTTAACGGTCGTGATCCATTTCACAGAGTGCCAATGGAGGGCATCCGCATCTCCCTGTGTCACCCTAGGTCCAAGGATGCGCAGCTCATCCTCGGTAAACGCATCGTTGAGCTCGAACGAGCGAGTCCCATCGGGCTCGTCCTGTCTGGCAGCTCTTTTCCTGATGTCCGGCTTGTTAACAGAGTGGTTCAGCTCGTCTGTTACGCCGAATTTAGCGGCCAGTTGGAGCAGGGCTTCGTTGAACTGATTCTGCCGCATCCCCTTGTAGTTCATATAGATGCTGATGGCATTCTCTCCGCGGCCTTCGCCTCCGAAGTCCGTTACTTGCCAGATACGGCCATATTTTTGCGAATCATACTGTCGAATGCTCGCGGACGGGGTTCGCTCGTCACGAATAGAGAAGTGCTTTTTCGCATTAACACAATCCTTCGCCTGCGGGTAACAGTCCAGGATGATGTCCAATCCACCGTGCGTCGCGTTGAGAATGTCTTCAGCTTTAATCATGATCTGTTTTTGATGCAAAAATAGGAATTGAAAATTTACAGGGGAAATACATAGATTATTCTGAGTAATCCGTCAGGTCCAGTCTTGGTGATCTCCTAGCCAATACCCCATCCACCAACACGCCATCGTCTTCACCGAACAGTGTCTCTATCGATATGTCCGACACCGACACTTTCCATACTTCTGACGGCCAAAATGCTGATAATGGCAACGTATATGCATGGCCATGACCATCGTATAGTACCAAGTTGCCATTATCGGCATTTTGGCAACACAGAAACCAGTGAACTCTGCCACCTTTTCCTAATCTGACATTCAGTTTCTCCAGACCCAGCTTGTCAATCTGGATTTCCATCTCTCTAACTTTCATACTATTCTTTTTTAGAAGATTGGCACGGTGCGGATGACATGTACTGGACGTAGATTCCTAACTGCACGCACCATTTACCGTTAATACAATTCCTCCCCTCGGGACAATTCGCACAATGATGGCTCATAGAACCACACCCTTCGTTCTGACAACCCGGATGATGTCTCGGCAACTCTTCACCCCCAGCTTCTTTTTCGCACGGAGCAACTGAGTCTTGATGGTGCTCTTACTCTTGCCCAGTTGCTCTGCAATGTCATCAAGGCTGTGGCCATTGAGATAGAGCTTCGTGACCGTCCGTTCTCCATTTGACAAGTTCACCAGTGTTTTGGGCTTACAGATCACGCGCTCATCCTCGCATATCCCTCTAAGCGGGCATCTTACCTCCTCAAAGTGCAGAAGATCATGCTCGACATCATCGGATAGAAGGTCTTCTTCGCCGAAGTTGCATCTGACAAACCTGTCAACCATCTTGGTTACATTTTTTCGGTAGATGGTGGCCAGTCTCGCATAGCATTCTGGGAATCTGTCATGAATGAGGGCTGTCATCGGTTCTACGATGTCCTTCGTGAACTTGGTCAATCGCTTTTCTTCCTTCCCGGCAATTCGATACATGACCCGTCCGTCAGCGGTAACTCTAAATTCTACTTTTTCCATAGCTCGCCTTCTATTATTTCGCTAATTATAATGATTTCTGGTCGATGAAATTCCGAACGCCCTGCCAATCTATTGATGAGAGTGCTATACCCGAGATCACAATTCGCCACGAGGAATTGAAGAAAATTGCCCTTGTCTTTCTTAGACAACGACTTGTAGTAGTCCCGTATGGCTACAGGCGTCAGTTCCTTAAAAAAATCTTTGCTCATGTCGTTGTTTATTGCTAATTTTGCTGCAAAGATAAAAACAAAATTCATCTTATCCAACTTTGAGTGGAATTATTTTCCTACAAAAGGAGGATTTTAACAATTAGCTGATCGGTATGACTTACGACTTCACAATTATCAATTACGTTCGTTTGAAGGAACTTATCCAGCAGGCAGGGCTGTCTGACAGGGAGTTTTGCAAGCAATTATGGGGCGATGATACGCACACCACCATTCAGTATTTTATCGACAAACCTAATATAAGGGTTAATAGTCTTGTTCGAATTGCCGAAATACTCCATTGTCCGATGGATAAAATCTTTCAAAAGTCGGACAATAATGGGACAGTTCCAGCAATAGAGGGTGATAAAAACATTGTTAACAGCAACAACATCCGGATTGAGATTAATAGTTTAAAAGCTGAGAATCAAGCCCTCAAAATGGTGATAGATGAGAAGAATGAGCGTATTGCGGAGCTTAAAAAGCTTGCAGAACAGCTTGAAAGGCATCTGAATTATGTGTTAGCTCAGGACGAAAGAAAAGTTTGAAGGAATACTTTTTGTATAAACCACAAAAATCAATGTCTTGACATACTGTTCCTGCCTCCGCAACTAAAAGTAAGTAAACGCCTTGATTTTCAAGGCGTTTATTTTTTTTAGGTAGTCGTTGCTCGGACAAGAATGGAACGGCAAGTTGTGTCGGAAGAAATACATGCGTGCTGGTTTTGTCAATATTTCAGCAGGGGTGGTACGTTGCAGTATTCCCGTTTGAACCACAATTCGAAGACGGGGTCAACCATCTTGAAAACATCGCCCGACTTCTCGATGAAGTCTCTTTCTACAAGAGTCTTTTTGTTTTTGGTGATGGTGCGTGGCGCGCCAAGCTCGTATTTTGCTACTACCGTCTGGGCATTGAAATGAGTTTCTCCCATGCAGACGGCACGCAAAAATGCTATCTGGGAGGCTGGCATGCTGTCTATATCGGTGATGAACATGTCGGCATTGGTGTCCAAGAGCTTGGTGAGTTGTGACTGGTAGATTTCTTCTGTGACTTTTGTTGCCGTGCGAGTCCAAATAAGAAAGCAGAATTGCTGCATGTACCAGGAGTGGCATTGCACGGTGTTGCAGATTTTTTCTATTATGTCGTCGCTGATAGACTTACCGTAATTGTAGAAGCTGTCGTGGATAAAGGGCTTCCAGTATTCTTTGGCAATCTTCTTCAATGTCATCATTTGTCCAAAACGATAGAATGGATTTTTCGAGTTGCCGAATATGTCCATCATCATGTGGCGTTTGCTTCCATAGAGACAGTACGTCGTGCTGTGTTGTCCCTGCCAGACCGAACGCATGGTTCCCTCCAGTCGCTTCCAGTCGGGCAGGTTTGCCAATTGCTGGAACTCGTCAATGCAGACAATGACATGGATGCCTTTTGCCTTGGCTATTTTTTCAGGAAGATTGAGTATCTCCTCGGCGCTTTCCTTCAAAGGCTTGAAACTTAGGTTTACTTCTACGGCGTTCACTGGGTCGCTGCTGATGGTAAGACTTGGTGATATGGTCTGGATGAATTTCACGATGTCGGCCCATCTTTTCTCCATTGTGGAAGAGACACCCTGGAGGACAGCGCTTGCAAACTTGTTGTAGAATTCTTCCTCTGAGAAAATCTTGAAGGCATCCAAGTAGCAGACTCTCACGTCTTTCTGTTCTTGTTTCAGCTCTTCCATGGCAGCTTTGACAAGGGAGGATTTCCCCCATCGTCTTGGAGAAATCAGCATCACATTGATGCCTCCTCCAAGGAAAGTCTTGAGGTCTCTTCTGTCTTCGATCCTATCAATGAAATACTCGTTTTCGGCGATAGAACCATATTCGAATGGTATCTTGTTCATAATGCTTTATGTTTGGCTCTCTGCAAAGATACAAAATTATACCCAAAGGTATTATACCTAATGGTATAATTTTGAAAACTTTTTGTTTTTTTTGTCCCCATCCCTCTTTTTGAGCGCTAACGGCAATGGAGTATGATGGTTGAATTCACGCCTCCTTAAAACGCTACCAATTTCAAAGGTGACTTTAACAGTTGTTCTGGCCAAATATTATGATGGTATAAACGTAAAAAAGGCACACCGAAGTAATATCTTTGCAGTCGAAACGTTATCTATATAAATGTAATATACGAATATGGCACTGAACCAAACCAATAAGCTCGTATGGATTATGGAGATCATCTATCGTGCACATAAGAATTCATTCGAGAAACTGAACCTCCGCTGGATGGACAATGTAGATTTGAGCATAGGTGACGTTGAAGTGCACTTTTTGAACTGCATGTCCGCTCGACAATCGACTTCCAACAGGAATTGCTTTGGAATGTTGAAAACTTGAAGTGCTCGAACTTCTATGACTACGTAAGGAGATTGCAGGAAAAGTAAAGAGGATGTGGAACAAGTATAAGGAGGGTAAGTAATGCTGGAAACAGAAGATGCGCCCATCTTTCCCGAAGTGTGGAAGCAGATAGAGTCAAAGATAGCCGGTCTCCCTCTCGTAGCCAACAATAAGGCATTCGACGAGAGTTGTCTGAAAGCCGTATTCCATATCTATTGGATGGACTATCCCGACAATCCGTCCTACTGTACATGCGTCGCTTCGCGCCGAGTCTGGCCACAAGGCAGCCACACCATTAATGTTATTACAGACGGCTGCGGCTATGAAATGTCAAATAACCATCAGGCCCTGGTAGATGCAGAGGCCTTCGTCGTTATCGCACTGGAGATACTATGATGAGTTTTCGAAGTATTTTTTTTATATATCATAATGTATAAACGAATCTTGAACATATTTTAACAAAACACACATATATATATGGCAGTATATGATAAATTACTTTATAGTTCTAAAGAATTGTTCGACTCCTATTTGCAAGGGAAGACATATTCCATTCCTCCTTATCAAAGAGGATACAAATGGGATACAAAAGACATCGAGCGTTTGCTAAAAGACATCAATGAGTTCTCACCCAATGAGGACCTTAATCTATTTTACTGTCTTCAGAACATCACTCTTGTTGAGAGTCAGGATTCTAAGACATTCAACGTTGTGGATGGACAGCAAAGGCTGACTACCCTTACTGTCATTCTTTCATATCTCAACGAATATGAGTTAATCAACGAGAAGTTGCAATATAATGTAAGAAAGGAAACAGAAGAGTTTCTCAAGGAATATATTTTCAAACCTAACGAACTCAAAAACATACAGAATTGGGAGCAATTTCTGGAGAATACAAGCATTAAAGGGAAGGACTACGACTATCAGGACGTATTCTATTTGTTCAATGCTTACAAGGCTATCCAGACTTGGTTTGAAACCTATCCTAATTCAGTTACAGCGATGAAAGACAAGATTCTCAACCATGTCAAGCTAATTGTGAATCTCCCTAAGAATATCGAGGAGCAGGAGTTGTTTGAAAATTTGAACGGAAAAAGAGTCCCTTTGGATGGAGCCGACCTTATCCGTGCATTAATCATTACTAGAGTTGCAAAAAAAGAGATTGGAGATATTGATGACAGCATAAAACAGAACGTATTGATTAACGAGCGAAGAGTAAAGATAGGACTTATGCTTGACCGCATTAACCATTGGTGGGCTGACGAAAACAAGAAAAACTACTTTCATCAATTCACTAAAGAATCCAAAGTCCCAGATGAGGAGTCCATTTCATTCAATGATGTAACATACCCTATAAACCATCTCTATAAACTGTATGTTCTGGCATACGGAGAAGGTGTGCTAGATATGGAATTCTTCGAGAAGAAAGTAATAGAAGATGGTTTTTTAGATGAGTTACAATTGCTACAAAGAACAATGGAGAACTGGTGCAATGATAAAGAACTATACCATCTCATACTCTTCACAAGTATCTATGCTAGAGAAAAGATAAAAGAAGAGCCTGTTCTCAGCTTCAAAGAGCTTTTACACCAATGGAAGAAGCTTTATAGGAAAGACTTCATTCGCTTCCTAAAGAAAAGAATTGCAAGCACCGAAGTTTTTAATGATTTAATCAATCAAACGGAAAGATGTAAAGAGGAAAATGAAAAAACCGCGTTCTTAGAAAACTGGTATGATAATAAGCTGATTACGGTATCGGTATTACTCGACATCATCAGCATCCTCTCATCGAATAGTACATGTCTTCCTGCCAGACACTTCAAGGCCTACAAGGAAGACTTAGAACATATATTCCCGCAGACACCCGTTGGAGACAGAATCAAGGACAAGATTAAGCAAACACAGATTCTCAAAGAATACATTGATATCATAAACCAATCGCTCAGTGAAGAAGAAAAGATCAATATTAATGACTGCGATATAGATTGGGAAAATCAAAACTGGAAAGATGATATTAAGTTTCGTATCAATAATAGAATTGAGAAAGTCATACCGGTCAATTCTCTTGGAAATATGTGCGTACTTCATGAATCTGTCAACAGAGGCTATGGAAATGACTTTTTCTTGGAGAAACGAATAGATATCATGCGTAAGTCTCAAGAAGGTTTCTTTATCAGACCTCATGTATATGATGCTTTCAACAAGATTTTTCTAGAGCGCCATGACGAATCCATCGATATGAAAATGATGAACCGATGGGATAGGTCTGATATCCTTGCAAGACGAGAATATATAATTAAACGAATAAGTAACTTCTTAAATACATCAAATGAGCAAGCGTAACGCGTATCTTAAAGATGAAAACCTTCTAACTCTGTTTTCTCTGAACAATATGATTGTTCCGGAGATACAGAGAGAATATGTATGGGGTAACAATAGTGATGTGTTGGAAAAATTTCTTCAGGAGTTGGAGAAAAAAGGCTCTCCTTGTCAGGAATGCCACCATGTTCACACAAACAAGAACATAAACGTAGGATTTCTCTATTCCTACAAACCCTCATATGTAAAGTACGAAAGTGAGAGAATCCTTGATGAGTTTCTCATTGATGGTCAACAGAGAATCACTACTCTTTTTTTGCTTCTTCTCTATAGAGCAACCATTGAAGAGAGAATTGATGACTTCTTGACAATATGTAGAGCAGATGAGGATGATTTGCATATGGGCTTCACCTACAAAGTCAGAAGCCTGACCCAGCAGTTCCTAGTTCAATTGATAAGGCATGCTAGAGAAGAAGGCTGCAGCGCTTTTGATTTCATCATGGATTTAAACAATTCTCCTCACTGGTTCCTTGATGATTACAAAAATGACCCGACAGTGATGTCCATGATTTCTGCACTCAAATCAATCAAGAAAATTTTTGGTAACGCATCAAATTTTTACTTTGATTATCTTCTCACAAATATTCATTTCTGGCACTTCAAAACAGAAGCAACTTCTCAGGGCGAGGAACTGTACATAACAATGAATTCTCGTGGTGAGCAGTTATCTGATAATGAAATGCAGAAATCAAGAGTCTTGCCTAGCTCAGAACTCTTAAAATACGGTCGTGAGTGGGAGGAATGGCAAACTTTCTTCTGGAGAAATAGGACAAAAGGAAATGCCAAAAATGTGAATGCAGACAAGGGATTCAACAATTTTCTTGCCTGTATTGAAGGCTTGGAATATTTCAATGATCCATCCAAAAAGGCAAGCAATATTAAGGTCGATGTCATAAAAACCTATATGACAGGTCTGATGTATATCTGCAGCCAGGAATTCAGAAATGAACTGCAGTCTCTCTACAATGGTCTTTACACAGGTTGGTTCGACTCATTTATCAACTGTCTTTGGAATGAGATAAACACTTATGATGGCAAATGGGACATTAGTGATCCAAGAGGTGGTAACCAGGAAGCAAGGAATGACTACAAGAATAAGTCTATCGCCAGAAACAAGTCTATGCTCTTTTGGCCATGGATGACATATTTCAAAAAGTGTAAAGGCGAAGAAAGGGATGACCAGCTTTTGGTGAGATTACTGCATTTTTATTACATCAGATTCTGGTGCTACAAACGTTCTGCAACATCTATCGAAACAATAGTCAATGCGTTCATTAACAAAAGTGGACGTATTCATGACGTTGATATTGCAACGAGAGATGAAGAAGAGGAGGACAATATCAACAGTAAGACCTTCAGTGAAGAAGAAGTACTTTTATCAAGACTCTACTTCTCTGATGAAGCCAACACGAGCAAGATAGAATCCTGTATCTGGGAAATTCAGGAGATTTCCTACTTCCTGGATGGTAAGGGGGTTGGAGGTAACACCATCTTTGAGTTTTTCCAGGATAAAGAGATTATTGACAGGGGCAATATCCTCAATAGCATAACATCATTCAAGGATAAGATTATCAGTCTTCTTGGCACAAAGCCTACAGGTTCGTCACACATAGACATTAAAAAAATACTTCTGTTTTATGAAATTGACAACAAGGCTTTTTGGGAACAGCAATCGCCTTGGTATTATAGCAATTATGAAACCAGCGAATGGAAGAGGATTGTCCGAACAAAGCATTTCATTAGCTTCTACAAAGATTTCTTTAATAAAGGTCTGAATAGTCAGGAACTACTTCAACAAAAAAGATGCGAGTTCTTTTTTGAAAACAAGACTTTGGACAGAAACGGAAAGCAGTGGAGTCACAGAAAACTGGCCATCCTATATGATTTGCTTTCTGTTAATGGAGGTATTTGGGATGACGATCATGCCAATGTTGCATTTGACAAGAATGATGATGCAGAATCAAAAAGTGAAATATTCTTGGGACAGGATAGAATCTGGAAAGCGAAACGTTACTTAGACTCAAAGAATAGAATAACCCTATCGCAGGATTGGAAGAAGATACTTAAAGAGTATAATGTAGAAATCATCGATTTTACCGAAGAGATAAACGATTCAGAAGAATATGTTGAAGGATAAAGATTTTGATATAATGTTTTTCGGAGTCTTTGAAGAACATTCTGGTTTCAATAGAGGTTTTATGGAGACTGTTAACATTGAGAAAACTTTCAAAATCTGAAGATTTCTTGAATCTCCAACACCGACCACTACAAAGAGGTGCTTTCATGGGTGCAGACCATGAAGTACTCTCTTTGTAGTGGTAAACAGAGCCATTAAGGTTCTTAACGGATAAATGATTGCAGTTTTTTCTTATGACTTGTGCCAATATTTTGCATAGTCCATCTATAATTTTGCAGCAAATATAAAAATGATTCGCAATGACATACAAAGAACTTCTCAACCTTGTTACCTTTAAAGAGTATGCTACTTTAATGGGGCGTATCTCCTGACTTCGTCATCGTGTCACCCAAGAAAAATAAGTCATCCAATATTCCTCAACGAGAATGCAATATTTGAACAGCCTCTCGTATGGGAGTACGAATCTGCTATTTTACTCTCATTTTTCCGCGTCACCCAGAGCATAAATCAAAGTGCTGATCATCAGACACTTACAGGCTTACTCCAAAAAAGTGACGAAGTCAGGAAAGAACTTCTCAGCCTTGTTACCTTTAAAGAGTATGCTACTTTAATGGGGGCGTATCTCGAATGGCACCCAAACTAGGAACCGCTGTATGCAAAACCGCGTGTACGGTGCGTGAGAGGTCGGTAAACACGAAAGTAGGAGATGAACACCTATGATTAGAGTTTACCTCCTATTCGGTTTAGATAGTCGTCGCTCGGACAAGAATGGCACTCAACAGGCGTGTGTAGCTTTGGTAGTTCATTTTTTTGAGTACGCCCATTCGTTCCGTCATTATTTCAGGAGGGGCAGTACTTTGTAGTAAAAGAAAATGATAAATGCGATAATACCAATCCACAAAAGTACTGTACAGGAGTAAAATAGCACCTTCTGTTCGAACGTAGGATTCTTCAAGCTTCTCTCCCATTCCTCCTGCTTGGCCTTCTTGAGCGCTTCCAGCTCCTCCTCGTTCTTCATCCATTTCTCCCTCAAACTATTAGCTATCACCTCATTTCCTATCGAACGTTGTATATCTTCGTTATGTTTGTCACAGTCGATCAAACTTCGTAAAATGTCCTCCTTGCTAGTTGGCTTGCAACTGCTCCAATTAGACGTTTTTTTCTCCCTCGTCACAAGGTAGCATATCAGCCATGTTAGCATTAATAAAAAAAAGTTCATCATATATGATCGTATTTAGAAAGAGTGATTGTTTATTGAAAGACGCCGAGTATCGATGGCAGAGCCACCAAGTTGGCCTGAATGGCATGCCATGTGTAGCGATTCGGTTACAAAGATAAGGGAAAAAACTCATTCCCGCAAGTTTTCAACACATTATTTGAAGGTGTTTGTCTGTCCTGCTTTCGAAAGGTTTCGTCTGTTTGCAAAAAACAATCCCACGCATACTTTTTGCGAATAAAATCCTTGAGTTCAACGTTTTTTCTATTGAATTTGGCTCTTTTTGAGTTTTACATCCATAAAAGATGCTAAATAGTTCGATATGCTCTCGTTGTGTGATACATTTCTGTTTGCGCAGTTTGGGGATTAATCCTACCTTTGCACCAATGTATGTCAAGGTGAAAACGAGAATGAGGGTCGGTGAGGATGACAAGAAGCATCCTCGGCTGGCACAAGTTGCATTATGATATGCTCAGAAAGAAATGGCGGTAGTCGCTACTGACGTTTCAGTATCAGAATGATTAGTTATCTATAAAAAATAAACAATTAACGGACAATATGAACATGAAAGTGTATTTTGCAGGTTCCATCCGAGGTGGTCGGGTTGATGCTGCTTTGTATCAGAAGATGATCAATTATATAAAGAAGACGGATATTGTGCTCACTGAGCATATAGGAAAATCGAATATGAGTTTGAAGGCTCAAACTAAAGAAACTGATGTGCATATCTACGAGAGAGACACCGAGTGGCTGAAAAGCTGCGACCTCGTCATAGCAGAATGCACCTGTCCATCTCATGGCGTGGGTTACGAGTTGGCCTATGCCGAAGCGCATAACATACCCGTTTACATTTTCTACGATAAAAGAAAATCAAACCTATCTGCTATGCTGAATGGTAATCTTTATTTTACAATTATTCCTTACGAAACCGAAGAAGAGATTTATCCATCCATAGATAAAATCTTCAATAGAGATAGATAGCAGATATACGTTTCTTCGCTTTACAAGGAGGTGCGCCCACGGTTGGTCTGCCTCCTTTGTTGTTTTGCATCCAAAACAATAATAGGTATAAACTCTGCATTTTGTCAGAAAAGCAGAAGTGTAGTCTCTGTGTTTTGTCAGCAAATCAGATCTCTCAATCTTCAATTTTGTCGAGAAATCAGATACTTTATTCCTTGCTTTTGTTGGAAAAAGCGAAAAATAATCCCTTGTTGGGAAGGTGAAAGAGGTCGTTTTTAGGAGTTGCAGTAAGCGTGTCCGCGATGCAACCTTGTTCAGCATCTTTCAATTCTTTACCTTTGCCGCGCGAATATAATATCACCAATATGA